CGTCTTTTATATGCCGCACAGCATTCTCAAGCTTCTGCCTATTCCCACCAGCACCATTTTTTTCAAGCCGATTAAATTCAGAAATTAAATGCTGGCAATACCCTTCTGGGTACACGTTTTTGTACAGCGCAATATGTTCAATGTATTCTTTGTTCATTTGAATGCTGGCCCTGATACCCACGCGACAAGAGACTGGCGGGTTCCTTGTGTTACGGGAGTTACTTGATGAAGAATATACGAGGGAAACGCTACAATCAACCCACGTTGCTTACGCACATTAGTTGGTTCTCCATTAGTTTTAATTTGCAAGTTTCCACCTTCGTATTGTGAGGGGTCAGTCAACTGTACAACTAACGAAAGTTTACGGCTAACAATAGCCCCATAATCTTGATGCCAACCGTACATTCCGTGTTGCGACTGGTCATAGTTAGTTAGCTGCAAGGACTCACCAAACCCTGTCAAATCAAACCCATAGTGGTCGGCGTTTAGCCTTGAGGCTACATGTGCTAATTTTTTAAAAACAAAATTTGTATCCGGAGTGTTTTCCAGCCAAGAAACTTGTGATCGTCTTACATTATTAATAACACTTGGGCCGTTGCTTGTACCAACCACTGCGTCTTGTGTTGCGTTTTGTGCTTTTTCTTGAAGCCAGTTTAATTCTTGGTCTGTAAAAGCGCCTTCCCACCACGCAAACGGCGGCGTTGATTTTGCATACGGTGTTAGCAAGTACTGCATTAGCGATCCCTATGTGAAATCATGAAGTGTACAGACTTCGTTTGCGTTTGCGCATTGTTTTGGGTCAATTGATGCTGCACCCACGAGTTTGCAATTAGAATTGTTCCGGGCTTTACGTTGTTGAAATGCACCTGTGACGAAGCATTTACAAGCTCCGAACCCTGAACATAATCTAACTCAACCATCTGCTTGTTCATGCGCGGCTCGTGGTACACAGGGTACGCACCGTTTTCAGGGGTTTCCAAAAAGAACCAACCAGAGAGTTGGCTGTTTTTATGAATGTGTACGTTTGTACCCCCCAAGCATTTTACGTCTTGCCCCCATAACCCTGATACGTATAGCTCATACCTATCAACATCGTAACCTTGCTCACGCAAGATTGTGTCGGATGCCAAAACCAAATAGTCCACCAGAAATTTTAAATCTGGGTCATTTGCCATCGGCAAGGTTTGATCTAACGCCTGATCTGACGTAGTTTGGGCGTAATACTTTTGTACAACCTGAAGAGTGTAACCTACCCAATCAGGTTGCTCGTCCCTATAAATGAGACTTGGAAAGTACTCGTACCTGTCCATCAGGCATCAATGTATGCGACCAATGTGTTAGCGTAAGTAGTAATGTCAGCCGCAGCTACATCACGAGAGTCAACAGCTTTGCTGCGAGCATTTTCAATCAGGACTTCTTTTGCCAAACGAACTGCTTCCAGTTTTGCTTGTTTAGCTTGAAAAGCCATTTGATTTGTGTGGCGTGCGTTTTCAATCGCCACCTGAATGTCGATTTGCGCTTGTTGGTCGTCAGATAAAGCCATTTTGATGCTCCTATTAAGTAGTCAGATTTTTAAGTGGAATAGAACCATAATAAGTGGTTCCACCATCGGGGGTAAAAAAGAACCAAACATCAATTGCGTTTGCAGTTGTTGTTCGTGAAAGCGATGCTGCACCACCGGGGTACTTGAATGTTGCGCCTGAACCAACAAAAGACACCGTTCTACCGGGCGTTGCATCATTTGTCAAGATTAGTGTAAACGAAGACGCGCCTGTTGCAACTGGATATCGCACAGTAATTGTGGCGTTTCCGTTGAGTGTTGCGGAAAACACGTTGCCGCCTGTCACATCAAGATTGATTGCAGTGCCTGTATTACCCAAAGCAACAACAGTGTCGGCATAACCAACAGCTTGGGCGTAAGTGCCTGATGTAACCGCGGCTGCTGTACCAAAAACAGTAGTCGTAGCTGGGACAACACCTGCACCTCCACCAATCACCATTTTATTTGCTGCCAAAGCAGCAGAAGAAGCCAAAACACCTGTAGCGGTATAAGCTAAGACACCACCAGATGTACCAGCAGTCAGGTTTGTACCACCGTTAGCCACAGCCAATGTACCAGCAACAGTAACCGCGCCAGACGTAGCAGTGGAAGGGGTTAAGCCTGTAGAACCAAAATCAATGGTTGTAACGCCGTCAGCAATACTAGAAGAAACCTTGACAAAGTCTGAGCCGCTCCACGCTGCCAAGCATTTTTCACCAGTGGCAATCGTAATACCTGCGGTAGGTCCAGTAACACCCTTTAATACAACGGCAGCATCGGACTGGTTGTCAACAATGTATGCTTTGCTTGAGTTAGGTGCTAGGATATTTCTAGAAACCCCCGGAGTACCCGTTGGAATCAAAATCGCTTTGCGTGCTTCATTAGAAGCACCCGATCCTGTTGTAGAAAGTGTCCAGTTGCCGGATGTAACACTTGCGGTGGCAACCCCAGCAATTGCATCCTCTTCAAGCTGCGTGATGGAATTATTAACAGTGTCGCCCCATGTACCGGAGAGTTCTCCAGTAACGGGGAGGGCAAAGCCCAAAAGTGATGTATATGCCGTTGTCATTTAAAGCTCCTAATTTGTAGGAATTGTCGTCCACCCTGCGGTTTGGACATCGTTGATATTTTGCCAGTTTGCGGTCTGCGTGTCATCTATTATTTCCCAGAAATAACGTCCTGTCTGGGTTTCGGTGATGACAGCGGCTTCTGCCCGACTGACGTTGTATGAAGTAATAGCTTCAAGCTGCGCAAGGATAGTGGCATTTTCAACCAACGTTGCCACAAAAGCCACCGCTGCTTCTTGCGTAGCGGCTACCACGTTTGCCTCTGCCCTGCTTACGTTGTATGCAGTAGTTGCAGCAGGCATATCTATGATGTTTGCTGTCTCAGTAATGGACGCAGTAACAAAGAACCCGGCTGCTTGACTATCCGTAATAGCTGCAGTTTCAGACACAGATCTAGCAAACGTAGCTGCCACCGACTGCGTATCAGTGATCGCTGCTGTCTCAGTCCTAGAAAAAGCAAACGTAGCCGATACCGACTGCGCATCTGCAATAGCCGCAGACTCTGTTCTTGCCTCTGTATATGCGGTGCCCGCGGTTTCTGTAGAAGTTATTACAGCAGCTTCTGTACGCGCTAAACTGTAAATAAACCCTGCTTCTTGCGTATCTGTAAAGGTGTTTGTACCACCCCAAGCAAAACTGCCCCAGCCTCCGCCACCCCAACCCTGTGATGGGCTAACCTGCTCAACAATCGACACGGCATAAATAGTACCACTGCCACTTGTGGAATCAGTTATTGTCTGCGAATCAGATACGGTAGCCGTGTATGCGGTGACCGCTGTCTGCGCATGCGATATAGCAGCAGACTCTGACACGCTGTCCGTAAATGCAATAGGCGCTTCCTGCGCCGTAGTCACTGCAGCAGTCTCTGTGAGTGACGTTACAAATGCAACGGGAGCAGATTGGGTATCTGCGATAGCGGCTGTTTCAATTAGCGATTTGGCAAACGTTGCAGCAACTGCTTGGCTATCCGTAATTGAGGCGGCCTCAGTAACGCTATCGCTGAAGGCAGTTATCCCGCCCCAGCCACTAGCGCCCCAAGCACCTTCGCCCCAAGTACCGCCTGCCATGACTTATCCTATTAGGACGAAGTCAACGTAGCTGTATAGGTTACAGCAATTGTGTCGCCGTCAACTACAGATTTAGAACTGGAAAAATCACCAGCAGAAAACAGTGTGCCTGTTGTATTGTCAATTGTTGCACTACCACCAATGTTGATAAAGCAACCAGCCACAGTACCTGTAGATGTGATCGAAAAAGACACAGCAGAAGAAGTTGTCTTGCTGCCACCAGAAGCTGCGCTAAAACTTGGTGTCTTACGGTTACCGGAATAGGTTGGATCGTTAGCCAAACCAACTTCATCCCATGAAGCATGCGATGCTTGCGTGTCTGCAGCAATCGCAGTGCCCGTGCCTTTTAACCCCATCACAACTGCGCCGGCAGCAGAGTTGCCCAACACTGTGTCTAGTGTCAGATTCTGGCCCACAGTGGTGACAATGTTTTCAATGGGCGCTTGCCATTTAACTTGGCCGTCCGCACCATAGCAGGTGGCTTCGTAGTGGCCAGAAATGCTAATCGCATCAGCAGGCATTGTGTTGTACTTGCAAGACGCTTCAGTTTTATCAGAAGCTTTGAGGCTATCGGTTGTCATATTGACTCCTTAAGTGATGCGAATTAACGCGGTTTCTGGATCATTAGTAGGTAACTGAATTATAAATTCTTGACCAAGCATAGTCTGGTCAATACCAAAATTCAACACCCCTACCGATTTATTGCTTTTTGAAGAGTTGTAAATCAGTGCGCCACGTGTTGCAAATGTGGATCCGGGCCATGCGGGGTTAGTAAAACTAACATACGCAATACCCAAGCCCAAATTGACGGTGACATTCAACAAGATTTGACCCGGTGCGGTATATCCTGTCCCAGATACTTCCCCCACACTGGTGTAAACCGTCGTTGTAGGGCCTAACACTGCGGAAGAAGTGTAGAGCGCAATTTTAAAAACATCTGTCTCAAAATCATGCACACCAAGGAGCAACTGCTCCTTGAAACTGTCGGTAAGTCCTGCTGTAATCATGCGTTATCTCACCGGTAATTTGAGTTGACCATCGCGATAAGCATCGCCACGTTGCTTGCCATCGCCCAAATTCTTCAAGAGCATCAGCGCTTCTTTGTACTTCGTGTCGTACAAAACCATCATATCCTGCTCGCCCTTCATAAAGGTATACGCCTCAACCAATGCGCCATACAAAAGCGCTGAGTCAAAATTATCGCCCAACCAAGAAGTTTCAGAATCTACAATAGATTCTGGGTAGTAGTAATAATGCAGTTCGGCGGCATATGCCTCATCTGGCGTGGGGCCTACAATAAAAGATAACTCTGTTTCATTGTCGGATCGAGGACCAAAGATTGCGTAATACTTCGGCTTTGCTTTATAGCTGGATGCTGGGTACACTTCTCGGAGAAAGTTCACGTCCTTATCTAACAAGTATAAATAATCCCCAATGAACGCCATCGTCCCAGAAACAACGCCAGCATTTGCCACGCTAAGCGTGACGGTTGTACCAACAATTGATACCACGACTGCGCCTGTCCCAACATTTGAACCGGTCACATACTGACCCGCCGCAATCTGAGAAGCACTTGCCACTTGAATGGTAAATGCGCCAGAGGTGCCCGTAGCCGTAGTGGTAAATGAAGGATAAATAGCTAAAGAGTACGTCGATAAAAAATCGACCGGGCACTGCAGGTATTTATTGCCCGCAGTTAAATAGCCTGTCACGTTTTTGCGCAAGTTGGCGATCTGAACCGAGTTGTAAATACGCTGCTCGGCTTGCTTTGTAAACGTGGCTAAGTTAGTGGCACTGAAGCTCTGGTTTTCCGTGTACGCAATGATCGCAGCTTTTAATTCGGTGTATGTCATATGATGCTCGTTGTGACCGGTGAAAGCACCGCAGCAGCCCACAAAGGCTTAGCATAAGGCATCGGCATCATCCCAATACTTGCAAACGAAGTATCAGCCGTGAACCCGACGTAGACGGTAACTGCGAGTCTACCCTCTGGGCGAGGCTGTTGCAAGGCCTGTGGCTCATTTATTGAGCGCTTTGGCTCCAACTGTGGGTGTTTGGGTTCGTAACATTCAGGACAAACCTTAAAACCTGTCCATTCCTTGATAAGCGTATTGAGCTTATACCGTTGGCCACACCTGTCGCACAGCGCAATTGCAAATTTGCCTGATACGTAGGCCATGGGTTACCTCTGTGTATACGTAGGTACCACAAAGAAGCCCGAGCGCTCACGGTCTTCAGAAGCTGCACGCATAAACTCTTCTTCGTACATCTGCTTAAGCAGCATGACGCGATCAGGTGCTTTTTTAACCGACAAGTAATAAGCCAAAGCCGCAACCAAGCAAGGCAGGAAACGGAAAGAAATGTCAGCCGTATTAGTGAAACCTCCCGCATTGTCCATGCGGCGAATCGCATAATAGACAAAGGTCCAAGTCTGCG